CTGTGATATTTTGCTTTACGTTTAGCTCGAGACATTGTATCTCCTAAGGTTAAGGTTGTTCGCTACCCACAATAATATTTAAAACAAAAACAAATAAGATATACTGTGTGTAAAGTTTAGATATTCTTCACTAAATAGATTAGTGGCCTCATAGGATGTTTGGGCTAAATACTGTTAACGTAAAACAAAAGGCCACATATGTCACTAGACGATTCAGAATTTTTTAAAGACGGCTCCGACTATTGGATGGTTGCTGATAATATCAAGGGCATCTACATGAGTGACGGTAGTATAAGAGTGCTACTAGACTTTGAACGTGTACTTAACGAACTAGATATATTTGCATTCCGCAACTGGCCACTGGGTGAACTAGTTGCAGGCCCAGAACAAGGTCCTTATAAAACTTCATGTACATTTTTATGGCCTGAGCAACTTATGCCAGACCCAAGAGGAGCAATGCGTTTGTTACCGTTTGACTGTGAAGTTAAATGGAAGAAAACCAAAATGAAAGTGCCGGTCAAAGTTAAATCACCAAGTGATTTTAAAGGTGGTACTAGAGTTGCAAAACTAATAGAAAAGCCAATTTGGCTAGTAGAAATTATTATGCCAAAGAGTCTTATGGCAGACATAAGAACTGGTGCTTTAGAACTAGAAGATGAAACGGTTGATCTGCAGGATCTTGATGATGCATATAACGCCGATTTAGATCAACAGGCAGTTATGGGTCAAGGCGCACAACAAGAAATGGATGCAAACATCGATGTCCAAGTTTAATTTAAATGAAGGGCTAGGCTACAAAGACCTAGCAGGTATGCTTAAAAGCACAATGTACATAGATGACTTTTCATCTAAGATGGGCGATGACGATGAGATTGTTGTTGCAAGTTTCTATGTACGAGATAGACAAGCCGCTACTGACCTAGTAAACTGGTTTGAAAAAGGCTATGACTTTGTACTAGATGCAGACACCTCGCCTGGTGAAGTAAAACCAAACAGATTCCTTGTGTACATTGAATTAAAACGCAGAAACTATACTGCTGATAACCTTGCTACACTATTAGATGACTTCAACACACTTACTGAGTATGAAGGTGATGGATGGACTATGGGATATAGAGGTAAAGAAATGCCTTTTACCGTAGACACATTTAACATGGTAGTCCCTACTTCCCCGAAGACCTATAGAGAACGTGAGCAGTTTGAACTCAACGAAGCAAGAACTCTTGCTGGTATTCCTCCTAAGGCTATATACAACAAAGGCAAAAAAGCCAAAGACATACAGAACTTACTAGCAAACGCAGGACGTTAATGCCCTATAAAAAAGTTATTGCTTTTGGTGACAGTTTCACACGTGGTGATGAATTGACTGATTGTCCAGATGAACCATCGCTTTTTAGCACCTCAACATGGCCGGCACTATTAGCAAAAAAATTAAATATTGATTATGATTGTATAGCTATCGGCGGCAAAGGAAACCATTGGATAAGTTGGATGGTTGCAAAAGATTTACACAAATTGAAAGATGTTTTGTGTATCATTAACTGGACTTGGTTTGAACGTTTTGACTATATTACCAACGATACAGTCAACACTGATTGGGTGCAGTGGAGAACCACACATCCGAGACATGAAGACAAACTTAACCATTATTTTTATAAGCACATTGATAGTGAATACTGGAACCTGCATAGGAATCTGCAACAATTACACAGTACTATTGCTCTGCTAAAACAAAATAAAATTAATTTTCTAATGACGTGCTTAGATCCTTTATTGCATACAAAAATACAAGGTGATAGTCTTTACGACAAAGACTGGCAAGATGTTACAACAAATTTACAAGAGCATATTTTATATGAAATTATAAACTTTTACGGATATACATTCTTAGACTGGAGTAAACATAAAAACTTTCCGCTAGGTGCAAACGGGCATCCTTTAGAAAAAGCACATGTAGAGGCCGCTAAGTACATAAATACGCATACAATAGAAGGAAAGAATAATGGACATAGATAAACTTAGAGAAGAGATTGCATATGACGAAGGCTCAGTTAATAAAATATACCTCGATCATCTCGGCTTGCCTACTTTTGGTATCGGTCATTTGGTCCTGGCTAGTGATCCAGAGCATGGACAAGAAGTTGGAACACCTGTCTCAGAAGATAGATGCAATTCAGCCTTTGACAGTGACGTCAAAACAGTCCTCGCCGACTGCGAGCGACTATATCCTGACTTTGATGACCTCCCAGAAGAAGTCCAACTGATTGTTGCTAACATGATGTTTAATATGGGGCGGCCAAGATTAAGTAAGTTTAAAGGTATGAAACGCGGAGTAGATTCTAAGGATTGGAATGCTGCCGCCGACGAAATGATAGATTCTAATTGGTACAAGCAAGTTACAAAACGTGCAGACAGGCTAGTAGCACGTATGAGAGCAGTACAGATAGATGACTAATGGCTAGAATATATGCAGTATTAATAATACTAGCAATACTTGGTGGTTGCGGCTACGGAGTGTATCTATATTATAAAGATACACAAGCTCGTATAGCAACACTGCGAACTAACAATGCTAATTTAGAATCAAGTAACAAAAGTCTTGAGGCAAAGATAGTTGCAATGAATGAGAATGCAATAAAACAAGCAAAACTAACCAAAAAATTAAATGAAAATTTAGAAGAAGCACGTAAAGCAAACACAGTAATCAAAGACCTGTTAGCAAAAACCGATCTTGTTAAAAATAGTTTAGCAGATCCACTAGCATCAGAGGCAAGGATAAATGAAAAAATTGATACTTTTTTCAAGTCTATTGAGTCTGCTACTGTTAAGTAGTTGCTCTTGGAAACCTGAAAAAGAAATAGTTACAAAGGTCGAAGTATATAAGCCTACTATACAAGTTGTGCAAAGACCAAAAGTACTTGACCTCAAAGATGCAAACATTATTGTAATCACTGAAAAAAACTTGGATGAAGTTATACAACGTGTAAAAGACATGCAAGGAAGTTTTGTTGTTTATGCACTTGACCCAAAAAGTTTTGAAGCACTAGCAATAAACATGGAACAAATAAAGTTATACATTGAAGAACAGAACGAAATAATACTTTATTACGAACAATCCGTTACAGAAGAGCTTGACAAAAGCTCAAAAAAATAGTATAATACACTATGAGTAATCCATATAGCACACTAGGTGTCCCGCGTAATGCAGACGCCGGCACTATCAAACGAGCTTACAAAGATAAAGCCAAGGAGCACCATCCTGACCGAGGTGGCGATGCAAACAAGTTTGCTGAAGTAAGCAATGCATATGACACACTTAAAGACCCAAGTAAACGTGCTTACTATGACCAAACTGGAAGCACAAACCAGCAACAAGGATTTGGTAGACAACAAGGCTTTGGCGGATTTGACGATATCTTTGCACATATGTTTCGACAAAATCAACAGAGAAAAGCAGAAGCACGTATTAACATAAGCATCAGCCTTAAAGACAGTCTAGCAGGCGGTAAACGTGTTATTGGAGTTCAAACTCCACAAGGCACTTCGAACGTAGAGATAGAAATACCAAGAGGAATTGTACATGGTGAAAGTGTGCGTTTTGCTAAAGCGGCACCGGGTAATATGGATCTAGTTATAAACTTCCGCATACAAGGAGATCCTGACTGGCAACGCAATGGACTCGATATGCATACTCAAAAAGATGTTGATTTTTGGACACTGATAATTGGCGGCGATATAAAACTTACTGATGTCCTTGGTAAGGTGTATGATGTACGTATACCACCGCGTACCAATCCAGGTACTACTATCAGATTAGGTAGTGCAGGTGTGTTTAGAGATAGACACAATCCTGGAGATATCTTTGTGAGGCTTAATGCGGCAATGCCGGCTAACATTCCAGAAGAAGTAATAAACACTATCAAGAAATACCAGTAATAAATATAATAAAATAAGGAGAAACATGCAAAACAATCCTGAAATTGAGAGTATACTTGAACAAGCTCAAAAAATAGCAGTAAGCAAGAAACATGACTATGTAACACTAGAACATCTGATGTTAGCACTTGTTAAGCACAGTCGTTTTTGGAGATGTCTAGAGCAATTTGGTACTAGTCCAGAAGCTATATCTAAGGATTTGGAGATTTATCTCGATAGCCAAGCAGTCCTAGTATCGTCAAAAGATAAAGTAAAAGAACCTCGTAAAACCAATGCACTTGAGAGAGTGTTTAACCGAGCACTAACACAAGTGATGTTCGGTGGCAGACGTACAATGAGTACTATTGACATTTGGCTTGCTATAATGGCAGAAACTAACAATTACGCAAGTTATTTTATGCTAAAGCATGGAGTAACAAAACAAGAATTCGTAATACATTGGCAACAAACTTATGATGTCAAAAATAGTTCAGGGACTATGCCAGTTGAACATGCAAATGAGATACTGGACGAGCATTGCATTAACATAAGCAAACTAGCGGCAGAAGATCAACTAGAGCCTGTAATCGGTAGAGAAGCAGAACTAGAAGAGATTGTAACTGTACTCGCCAAACGTTTTAAAAGTAATGTGCTAATGGTAGGTGATCCCGGTGTGGGTAAAACTGCTATTGCTGAAGGCTTAGCAACACGTATTAAGGACAACACAGTCCCAAAATTTATACAGAACTTTGAGGTATGGGGATTAGAAATCGGTAGTTTACTTGCTGGATCAAAGTACAGGGGCGAATTCGAAGAGAAACTTAAAGATGTAATTACTGCACTAGAATCAAAAAAAAATTGTATACTATTCATTGATGAAGCACACACAATGAAAGGTGCTGGTGCTACTGGTGGCAGTAGTTTGGACTTTGCAAACATGATTAAACCGGCAATTACAAAAGGTAACTTAAAAGTTATTGCAAGTACAACATGGGAAGAGTTTTACGATAGCTTTGAAAAGGATCGTGCATTAATGCGTCGATTTTACAGAGTAAGTATCGATGAGCCAGATACTGCAACAACTATAAAAATACTACAAGGGTTAAAGCCTCGTTTGGAAAAGTTTCATAAAGTACAGATCAGCGAACCTGCAATTAGTAAAGCAGTAGATATGGCAACACGATATATGAGTGATAAGAAAAATCCTGATAAAAGTATTGATCTTATCGATGCCGCGTGTGCAGTAGAACGCATTAAAGACAAACAAGGCTTAGTAGTTGATGAGGATCTTATTGACATACAAGTTGCCAGAATTGCAAATATTCCTGAAAGCAAAGTTACAAGTGATGTAAGCGAAAAAGTAAAAGACTTAGACAGTAATATTAAACAAAAATTATTTGGTCAGGATCATGTGGTCAATGAAGTACTTGAACGATTGTACGTAAACTATGCAGGTATTAGTACTCCCAATCGTCCAATGGGTGCATTTTTATTCTTAGGCCCAACTGGTACTGGTAAAACAGAGTTTGCAAAACTTCTAAGTGCAAACTTAGATATGCATATGTTACGTTACGATATGAGTGAGTATCAAGACAAGCACACAGTGAGCAGTTTACTAGGAGCACCTCCGGGCTTTGTTGGTTATGATGATAGTAACCTCGGTGGTGGAAAACTTATAAGCGATGTATCTAAGAATCCGTATAGTGTACTGTTGTTTGATGAAATAGAGAAAGCACACCCAGACGTTGCAAATATATTTTTACAAATGATGGACGAAGGCACAGTAACTGGATCAAACGGGAAAACTGTAGATGTAAAAAACTGTGTTATTATACTCACAAGTAATCTTGGTGCAAGGGACAACGAGAACAATAGTATTGGCTTTGGGCAAGATCTAGTAAAAACTGGGTCAGAAGATAAAGCAGTTAAGGACTTCTTTAAACCAGAGCTTCGTAATAGACTAGACTTGACAGTAAAGTTTAAGAGTCTTGAACCTATTGCAATTAAGAAGATAGTTGCTA